CCAGTAATAGTACAACAGCCAACCGTAGTGTATCCTAACACCCAACCACCTGTGCCGTATGGTTATCATTACGAACAAATTCTTGATGCTAACTGCAACTGCTACAGATTGGTACTTGTTTCAAACTAACCTAAAGGAAACTTTAAAATGAAATCAATCGCAATCGTAATCGCATCATTGTTTGCAGTATCAGCTTTCGCAGCAGAACCAGCTAAGAAAGAAGAAAAGAAGGTAGAAGCCAAGCCAGCAGCAGCCGCTCCAGCAGCGCCAGCTAAAGACGCTAAAGCCCCAGCCGCTAAAAGCGACACAAAAGCCGCTGACAAAAAAGCCGAGCCTGCTAAGAAGTAATCTTCATACTGTCTACTTAACTGTCGGTGACGAAGACATAGAAGTCGAAGTTGAAGACAGTATATATGTAGGTTATCGTAGACCAGAGATAGTCAAAAACAAAGATGTAGACGATGATCTTTCGGAATACGTAAAATGGAGACTGTTTTTAGCTAGACAGTTGGCACTTTTGAAGTATAAAGAAAAGTGGGCATGACCCGCTTTTCTTTTGGTAAAAAATAATTCATAAATATCATTGACCTTGCTAAACAAAAAGCGCATAATAGTTGTTATGCGATAGGCATACAAAGTCATTTACATTAAGGCATAAGGAGGCTATAAAATGGCAACACTAGCAGAAATTCGTGCTAAACTTCAAGAAGCACAAAACAAATCTTCAGGAAACTCCACCAGCGGTGGCGACAACGCAATTTACCCACATTGGAACATGCAGGAAGGCAAAGAAGCCGTAGTTCGTTTCTTACCTGACGGCAATCCAAACAATACATTCTTCTGGGTAGAACGAGCAATGATTAAATTGCCGTTTGCAGGAGTAAAAGGCGAAACAGATTCACGTCCAGTTCAAGTGCAGGTTCCCTGCGTTGAGATGTATAACGATGGTTCAGTTTGTCCAATCCTTTCAGAAGTTCGTGGTTGGTTCAAAGACAAGAGCCTTGAGGAAATGGGTCGTAAGTATTGGAAGAAGCGTTCATACATCTTCCAGGGTTTCGTTGTTGAAGATCCTTTAAAAGAAGATACAACACCAGATAATCCTATCCGTAGATTCATTATCGGTCCTCAGATTTATCAAATTATCCGTTCAGCATTGATGGATCCAGAGTTGGAAGAATTGCCAACTGATTATATGCGTGGAGTTGATTTCCGCATTGCTAAAACTAGCAAAGGTGGTTTCGCCGATTACTCTACTTCTAAGTGGAGCCGTCGTGAGCGTTCTTTAACTGATGCTGAAACTGCAGGCATTGATGCTCATGGCTTGTTCAATCTAAGCGACTTCCTACCTAAGAAACCAACCGATGTTGAGCTTAAGGTAATGAAGGAAATGTTTGAAGCATCAGTCGATGGCGAGGCCTACGACATGGAACGTTGGGGACAATACTTCAAACCAGCAGGTATGAGTGCTGCCACAGGCGATCCTAACAAAGCAGCCACAAGAGCTGCTCCTGTAGATGATCAGGTCGACGATGAACCAGCACCAGTTGCGGCTGCACCTAAGGCAGCACCAGCGGCTGCACCTACTGAAAGCGCATCAAGAGCACAAGACATTCTTGCAAAGATTCGCGCTCGTCAGCAATAATAGGTAACACGGCTCGAGCCTCTGAGACATAGTTCTTACGCTCGAGTTCTTCTCATTACAGGATAATAATATGGCAAAAGCATTTGATGTTTCTAAATTTAGAAAATCAATCACTAAGAGTATAGAAGGGCTTAGTATTGGTTTTAATGATCCAACTGATTGGGTCTCTACAGGTAATTATGCCTTGAATTATTTGATTAGCGGCGACTTCCACAAAGGTGTTCCGCTAGGCAAGGTTACTGTATTTGCCGGTGAATCTGGCGCAGGTAAATCTTATATTTGTTCAGGTAACCTTGTTCGTCACGCACAGGAACAAGGAATATTTGTCGTTCTAGTCGACAGTGAAAACGCACTCGACGAAGCGTGGTTACATGCACTAGGTGTAGACACTAGCGAAGAAAAACTTCTTAAACTCAATATGGCAATGATCGACGACGTTGCTAAAACTATCAACGAG